GCTATTGCAACCTGTGTAAATGTTGCACCAGTTGTTACGTTCTGAATTTGCCATATGTTCGGTGTGTCTTCGAATACAACTAAATCATCGTCTTGTAAAACATATCCAGCATTATCTACAATATTTGTTTTACCTTCGAAATATGATTTTAGTTTAGGAAGTAACGCATTAATCTCTGTGATCGAACCAGTAGGCCAGTTATGTAATTTTACATCTTTGCTAAAACTAATAATAGGACGTCTTGCTTTATTAGCACTGCTAGTAAAATCTTCAGTGTTAATTCCTAAGAATTTTGCCACACTACGAATAGTACTAATATGATACCAACGATCCACTGCTTGCCATTGATTGGTATTATTAGTATACTTTTCTTGTACCACATACTCGGCAGTGGAAACTTTGATTTGACTTCCGTCCCATACTTCACCGTCCCATGCTTCGTCTACATAATCTAGTATGTTACCATATTTGTCCCATGGACGCTTTTCTAATCCGCTGTTTGGAATACGAGCTTCGATATTTGATTTAGCAAATAGCCCGATACTTTTACCGACACCATGTACATAGAAGACCCGAGGATCTTCTGTTAGATTGTTTTGCAAATCTGTAGTTGTTTTGTAATCATTGTCGATATAACCAGTAAAAAATACAGCCATACCGTTTTGTAATTCTAATTCGTTGCCGGTTAAATCATCTACAAGCGTTGCAAAAGGACGACCTAGTAAATCATTGGCAATAGAAAACTTAGTAGAATTTAAATGAATTCTACATGGAGGTAAATCATCAACCAGCCAGTAATGCAATCCATAGTCGGTTAATTTAATTGGATCAACAGGCAAGTCTAATACATTGATGTTTTTATCTAAGACTACGCCGTCTTTAAGTTCGTTACCTTTGATACCAAAATAGTTTTCAATATCGTAATAAGATACTTTGCCTAAGTAGTTGTCACTGCTGTCTCTAAGAACCAGCATGTTATTGCCTTGACTCTCGCGACGAACTTCATCTGCTTCTATTTTAAAGAATT